TGCTGGGCTGCTTTAGTAAGGCGAAAGATGTTTCTACTATATAAAGATATGTGTGTAAATCTTGTAAAACTTGCATCATTTTCAAAATCAGGTGAAAAAGAAATTTATTTTGGAAACCCTTTGAAATCATTCATCAAATTTGAAAATAGAGCTGAAAGAGACGAAATTTGGGAAACAATAAAACGCGCAATTACAGATAATGTAAAAATATTTACTCCAGATGCTAAAAAACAAGATGAACAATCAGAGCAAATACAAAGCGATTAAATGCGAATCAGAAGGCATAAAATTCCCATCTCAGCTTGAACGCAATTGTTACTTAGTTTTGCAGCAGCTTAAAAAAGATGAAAAGATTGATTTTTTCCTGCGACAAATTCCGTTCGATCTCCCTGGTAATTTTATTCATAGAGTCGATTTTGCTGTATTTTCTGATAGCAACGGTGCGACATTCATTGAAGCCAAAGGAAAAGATATAGCAATTGGAAAAATGAAGCGGCTGCAAGTAGAAGAAATTTACAAAATAAAAATTGAAGTTGTTAAAGATGCTTTCGAAATTTACTTACTGATAGGCTGATATGGTTTTTCAATTCAAAGTGAGAAATCCCCTGACAATTGAAGAAAGAATAAAAATAGCTGAAGGCATCTCTCATCATTTGAGCTATGGCGAAATGAGCAAAAGCATAGGCAGATGTAAATCTGTAATCAGAAGAGAAGTTAACAGGCTAGGAAGTCATAAAAGTTACGATCCGCTCTCCGCTCAAAAAGATTTTGAACATAAACAAAGACTCTGCGGCATTAAAAGAAACTCAGAATTATATTTAAGAATATCAAAAGAAAAATAGAAAAATGATTAACGCAAGCCTCTATGTGCCTGTCGACAAACTCGAAGACTGCCTGTTAAACCTTAATTACAACGGATACAAAGTCGTTTCAACAGAAATTGACGTAGTTGACGAAAGTATAGTTCAATTATTTTACGTAAAAGTAGCAAAAATTAATATTGATATGGCTGTAAACACTTCAACAGCACGAAAATTTATGATTCAAAATGAGTTACGAAAATGAATATTGAAGAACTAGAATTTATCAGGGATTTTTCAGATGATTTAGACTATCTAAATCAATCAATTCAATGTGTTTTTTTAGCCGTCAATGACGATTGTTTTGAAGAAGATACTGAAAAAGCACTGATGAAGGCAGCTTTAAAAAGCCTTCATCATCATTCCGAATTAGTAATGAGAGAGCTGCACAGGTTTAAAGAAAAAATTGATTTAGAGAACTGTCATGTTTGGAAAAATAAATACCCTGAAATGGAATAAATTATGAGCACTAACTATTATTTGCGAACACAGCCTTGTGAAAAATGCGGACACTCAGAATATAAAAAACATATCGGTAAATCGTCATCAGGCTGGGAATTTTGCTTTCGCGGGTATCTTGATGAATCCATAGTTAGTTATCAAGGCTGGGTAAAAGAAATTTCATGTGAAAATAAAGAAATAATCGACGAATGCGGAAATATAATCAAATTTGATGCATTTACACAAATTATTTCGCGTAAAGGCGATCATCTTTTAAATATATTTAACGTGACTAAAGGCGTTCCTATAACTCAAAAAGAAAAAGAATATTGCTCTACTAGGCACAATCAATATGGCATGTCTAGTGATACCAAAGCGTGGAAGGATAACCAGGGCTTTGCATTTATCGATAACGAATTTTCATAAAAGGAATTGAAATGATTGAAAAACTTTTATGGAAAACTGAAAAAAGAAAAGTTTCAGAGCTAAAAGATCACAAATCAAATCCTAGAACTTTATCTAAAAAAAGTCATGATGAACTTTTGAAATCATTTAATGAATTTGATTATGTTGAACTTGTTGCTATTAATTCAGACAATACGATTTTAGCAGGACATCAGCGCGTGCATATTATGCATGAGCTTGGATGGAATGAAAAAGAAATCGAAGTAAGAATTCCTTCACGCAAATTAAACGATAAAGAAGCAAAAAAATATCTACTAAGATCAAATAAAAACGTTGGTGAATGGGATTTTGATATTTTAGCTAATGATTTTGAGATAGATGAATTATTAGATGTAGGATTTACTGAAGATGAACTAATTGGAAATTTAGAATTAGAAGAAGAAGCGAGCACAGAAGAAAATGAAATTAAAGAAGAAACAGAAACAAATATCAAAATTGGCGATGTTATACATCTAAACGATCATATTCTTTACTGTGGAGATGCTGAAAGTTTTATTTATGATGCATCTGAAAAAGCATTAATTTTTACAGACCCTCCATATGAACTTGAAGCAAAAAAAGTAATTTCTATCATAAAAAAAACAGCAGTTAAGCACATTGTTATGATCACAACGTTTAAACAAGGTGCTGATATCTACTCGAGCAATGAATTTCATTTTCATTTTGATTTTGTCATTGATGCAAAAGTTCCAAAATCATTCATGAATAGAAAACAGCCATACTATACACATCAAAATGGTCTATATTTTTCTTTAAATAATGACACTATTTTTAATTGCGATAACGCAAAAGGAAAAAGATCTGGTGATACGTCAGAAAATGGATACTGGCATACCATAATCACATCACCGCGCAACACTCAAGCAAACCATGGTCATTCAAAAAATATGCAAGGCATGCTTGATGTTCTCAGTGGATTTAAATTTGATGAGATTATAGACCCATTCTGTGGCGGCGGGACAAGCCTTATGTGCGCAGTTATGTTAAGAAAAAAATTTATGGGATGTGAGCTTAGTCCTGTAAATTGTCAAAATACTATTAATAGATTCAAAGACTACATGGAAAAAAACAATAAAGATTATGTCATTTTGAAAAATGGCGTTCCAATGGAGTGATAAAATGCCAACTGGGATTCGAAATGATTATGTCTCACCCAAAAAAAAAGAACAAAAGAAAAAGAGTGGAAGACCAAGGCATAAAATTGATTGGAAAAAAGTTGAAAGCTTAATTATTCATGGTTGTTCTGGCGTTCAAATTGCAGCGACATTAGCAATTCACCCAGAAACGCTTTATGACAGGTGTCTAAAGGAACATAAAAGAACATATTCCGATTATTCCCATGAATTTTGGCAGAAGGGCAACGCTCAACTACATGCAAAGCAATATCAGATGGCAATGCAGGGTGATAAGACACTCATAATATGGCTAGGAAAGAATCGATTGAAACAAACAGATAAAATCGAGTCTACAATAGACGCTAAAGTCGAAGTATCGCAAAAAGCTATTTTAGAATCACCTGACAACGGTAGACGGAAAATAAATGATAGCTCAAAGTGAGAGACTCATTTTTAAACCACAGCAGGGCCCGCAGTATGATTTTTTAGCAAATCAAGCTGATATCGTTTGTTTCGGCGGAGGCGCTGGCGGGGGCAAGACTTACGGCGTTCTTTTAGATGTACTTTGGTTTCATGATATCCCTGGATATACTGCAATTATATTTAGAAGGAATTCAACACATATTCGAGCTCCTGGAGGTCTTTGGGATAATTCACAAGATCTTTTTAGGCATTTTGGGGGTGTTGCTAACGAGTCGATGCTAGAATGGAATTTTCCAAGTGGCGCAGTCATAAAGTTTGCTCACCTACAACTTGAGCGCCATGTTTACCAATATCAAGGTACTGCTTTATGTGGAATCTATTGGGACGAAGCAACACATTTCACAGAAAAACAGTTTTTTTATATGTTCTCGCGTAATCGTTCAATGTGCGGAATTAAGCCTTATCAAAAGTTAACTTGTAATCCTGATTCAGATTCATGGGTTAGAAAATTAGTGGACTGGTGGATTGATCCTATTACAGGACTATCTATCTATGAAAGATCTGGTGTAATTCGCTGGTTTATTAAAATTGATGATTCGCTAAAATGGTCAGATTCAAGAGAAGAATTAATTGAAAAATATCCAAATTGTCTTCCAAAATCATTTACATTTATTTCAGCTTCAGTATTCGACAATAAAAAATTATTAGAAGCAGATCCGGGCTATTTAGCAAATTTGCATGCTCTCTCACGCGTAGAACGAGAACGGCTTCTTTACGGCAATTGGAATATCAAACCTGCTGGAGGACTTTATTTTAAGGAGTGCTATTTCGAAATCATAGACGCAATACCGCAAACTAAAGAAAAAATACGCTACTGGGACAGAGCAGCTACGAAAAAAACAGAAACTAACGACCCTGATTTTACTGTTGGAATCAAGCTAGAAAAAGATACTAACAATATTTTATATATAACTGATATTGTAAGAATTCAGGATAGCCCGTTAGGAGTACAGACAGTAATTAAAAATACTGCAATACGCGATGGTGTCAATGTTCGCATAGGCATTGAAGAAGATCCGGGCCAAGCTGGAATAAGCGAAGCTGAGCATCTCACGCGCTTTTTACAAGGCTTTAACGTGAAGCGTAACAGAGTCACAAAAGACAAAGTCACGCGTGCTATGCCTGTAAGTGCTCAGGCTGAAGCCGGGAACATAAAAATACTGCGTGGGCAGTGGAACGAGGAATTTTTCAAAGAGCTTGAAAACTTCCCGGAAGGCAAGCACGATGATATTGTAGATAGTCTGTCAGGTGCATTCATGATGATAAATCAATCGAGCTACAATTTAGCAGCTCTTGCAAGGTGACGATGTTCAATCAAATTAAACAGATGTTTAGTCGAGCTAAAAGCGTTGATACGAAAATAGAACGCATTCGAGCTGATTCATGGATGAATGGCTACACAGGACTAGGCCAGGGCGGACGCGATAAAGCAACAGGAACATTTTTTGCAGCGTGCCGAGTATTCTGTTTAGTTGAATTAGACGATTTATATGCAGCGTGTGGAATTGCTCGACGAATTATTGATATCGTTGCTAGTGACATGACGCGTCAAGGATGGGAAATTGATGGAGACCCGGAAGGCGACATTGTTTCACAGCTAGACGAGATGAAAGCCTATGCAAAAATCACACAGTTAATTCAGTGGTCTAGGCTATACGGCGGCGCAGTAATTTTGCTAGGTATTGTCGATGGAAGGCCCTTAGATATGCCTGTAAACGAAAATAACATTCAAGAAATAGCATGGATGCAAGTGTATGACCGCTGGCAATGCGTGGTACAACGTGATTACATATGCGTTGACTTCAATAGCTGTAATTACGGCTGTCCGGATTTTTATCAGATTAATGATTCATGGACTGGAAACACGTTTCTAGTGCATCATAGCCGCATTTTGAGAATGGATTGGGGTACATTATCACCGCGCGAGCGTAATAGAAATAACGGCTGGTGTGACTCTGCAATAGCTCCTATTTACGAAGAATTAAAAAATTTAGGCGCTGCTTTCGGTAATATGTCTACGATTATGCATGACTTCGTAAATGGAGTAATTAAAATCCCCGGCCTCACTCAAATGCTCGTCACATCTTGCAACGAGAATGAAAGCTTATTAATGCGCCGCTTGAATTTTGCAAATATGACGAAAGGTGTGCAGGGAATGATGGTCCTTGATGGGGAGGAATCGTTCGAGAAGCTATCTACGAACGTGGCCGGCTTAAGCGAAATGCTTGATCGATTCATGCTTTCAGTCTGTTCAGTCACAGGAATTCCGGCAACGCTTCTATTTGGCCGCTCCCCTGCCGGTCTTAATGCTACAGGTGACGGAGAGACTAGAAATTACTATGACATGATCAAGCAATATCAAGAAATGAAGCTCAAGCCAGTGCTTGAGAAGCTTACTTACTACCTCATGCGCTCTATCAATGGCCCTTTTAAAGGCATAGAGCCTGAAAACTGGTCAATTCAATTTGCTCCTCTGTGGCAGAATACAGAAGAACAAGAAGCTGCAATGCGTCGTACAGTCGCTGAAACAGACGCTATTTATATTGATCGTGGAGTTCTCGACGCTAACGAAGTAGCAATCTCTCGCTTCGGCGGTGATCGCTGGTCGATGAATACGCTAATTGATGTTGCAGCACGTGAAAATGGCTATGATCCTAATGAAATCGCAGATCTTGAATACAAGAAAGCGCAAGAAATTAAAGAAATGCCTCCAGAAGCTGCAATCGGTCCTAGTGATGACGATGACAATGAAATAATTGTGGTGAGGTAGCGCATGGCAATTGTTTTAATAGAATATTACATGAATGGATGCGATATCAGAATGCGCATTGTTGCAGTTACGCTCGATCATCAATATGCATACGACTGGCTAAATGCTTTCGCTGATGAATTCATTACGAGAGAAACTAAACAAGTTCCTTTTCTTACTACCCCATAGCTCTTATGGTTTCAAAAACATTTCTAGCTCAAATCAAAGCGCGGCACACAAAGAAAAACGGTGAATTAAAGAAATTCAAACACTCCCCTAAATGGCTTTTTCCGCATGCTTCAGAACGAGAATACATAGCATCACTATACGCATACACGTTTCAGATTCGTAAAGTGATTTCAGAACAACTATTGCCAAAAATCCCCGGCTGGTTACTCGGCGCAACGATTCATAATCCTGATCACGTCCTACCAAATCGGGAGCAACTGGTAGAAAATCGGTTTTTAACAAATATGGATTCATTAATTGATGACATAATTAGCGATCTCAACGAAACACTGCTAATTATTCTAGAATTTTTAGAGCCATCTCAAGCGCGCGCAATTAATTCTGCTAGCACGATTGCTTTGCAAATTGCTCGATTCAATCAAGTTCAATACAGCAAAACAACAAACTCAGTTCTAGGCGTTGACATATTTCTAGAAGAGCCGTGGCTAGAAACTCAGCTAGAGCTATTCGCTAATCAAAATGCGCAGCTAATCGATAATATGACAGAAAATGAGCTAGAGCGAGTCAGCGGCATTATTCAACGCGGATTGCAAGAAGGTTCAAGTTTAGACTATATTACCGACGATATAGAAAAATCTTTTGGAATTACTCGAAGGCATGCTAAGTTGATTGCAAGGGATCAGACAACTAAACTCAACGGTTCTTTAACTAAATTGCGACAAACAGAGTTAGGCGTAACAGAATATCGATGGCAAACGTCGATGGATGAACGCGTTCGCGCTGATCATAGAGTTATGCAAGGCAAGCGATGCCGCTGGGATGATCCAACAGTTTATTTTAATGAGCAATCCCAGAAGTGGGAAAAGCGCGAAACAATCGGCGGAACGAATTCACATACTTCACAGGACGTAAATTGCCGATGCGTCCCGCTAGGCATACTAGAAGGCGTTTTTGATGGTTTATAACAAATCAGGTAATCAATGAAAAATGTTGCTCGATTCGATCGTGGCTCAGTGCAAGGCGATGCTATCGTTACTGAAGAAGGCTACATTCGCGCAAATGCTATCGTTACACGTACAGGCATTTTTAATTATCGCAATGCTGACGGATCTTTAAGGCGCGAGTTAAGACACCCTGATGATGTGTGGAATGACGAGAGCATTTCTTCTATGCAACTCATACCTGTCACAAATGGCCACCCGAATGAAAGACTAGTCACTGCAGAAAACTACAAAAGACTTGCTGTCGGCTTTACAGGCGAAACAATCAAAAAAAATGGCGACTTTGTATTAGCAAACATGGTAATCACAGATCATGAGACTGTTAATGCAATTAAAAATAATAATCGCCGTGAATTGTCACTAGGTTATTTAGTCGATTTAGATGAAACACCGGGCACCTACCACGGCGACGAGTACGACGCTCGACAAACAAATGTCCGTTACAATCATTTAGCAGTAGTTGACAAAGCGCGTGCCGGCTCTGAGGCTCGCATTGTACTCGATAGTTTAGACGCAGAAGAATTTATAAAAGAGGTTCCAGAAATGGCAAAGCGTAAAATTAAAATTGATAATGATGAGCTTTTTATTGAAGAAGCGGCAGCAGATCACATTGAGCATTTAGAAAATAATGTTCGCAATCTAACTGATGAAATGGAACGCGTACGACGCGAATTAGACGAGCAAAAAGCAGAACTTGCAAATGCTAGAAAAGAGCTTGAACGCTCAGAAGCCGAACGCGATTCAATGCGTGATAGAGTTAACTCCCCTACTGCAATGAATATGACTGCAAACATGGATTCAGCAGCATTTAAAAAAGCTGTTAATGAAAGAATTAAATTGTATCAATTTGCAGAGCAGACGCTAGGAAAAGCAAAAACTTCAAATTTAGATTCAATGAATGCAATCGACATTAAAAAAACGATCATTTCAGAATGCCGCAAATCGATAAACTTAGACGGAAAAAGCGATGTTTACGTAGAAGCAATGTTCGATACGATCGTTGACGAAAAATCGACTAGCAAAAAAGTGAATTGTGACAATGTTTCATCAAGCGCAGCACTCGGCCGTGCAGATGCTCAAACAACTGGTTATCTTGCAGTGGATGCGAGAGCAAATATGATCAAAAATCAATCGCAACTATGCAAATAACAGAGGGCATATCAGATGAATAATGCATCATTCCAAAATAGTTATCCGTACAATATGCCAATTGGCGTCCCCGGACGTCCAGCAGATTGCGGATTTAACAATAAACTATCTCCTGTCTGTCTTGAGACTATTCCAGCAGCTATCGGCGTTATGCGTCCATTGAATGCAGAATACTCAATTATGCTGCCACGTATCAATACAGGCACGATTACTCTTAGCACTGCTTTAATTACAGGAAACGTATTTAATGCGACTGTAAACGGTGTTGCTATTGATCCTGTAACATACGCAACTTCTCATTTAGCGACTATGCAAGCGATTGCAGCAGAAATTGCACAAATTGCAGGTGTTGAGTCAGCAATTGTCGGCGGTTCAGGAAATCTAGTGCTAACAATTATTAGCTCTCCTGGTACAGCAACAGTTATTACTAGCTCAGCTGTTACAGGCGGTGCATCACAGCCCACAACTACTAACGCAGCCGGCGTCTCAGGTACATTTTTTGGGATTACTCAAAGAATTTATAACCAATCTAGCAACTGGGTTCCACCTCAGGGACAGAATTTGACAGTTACTAGCGGTCTGCCTTCTCCTTACTATGCTGGCCAAGTTGCACCGACACTAACTCAAGGGCGTATTTACGTTGTGCCTGAAGTTGTTGTTACTGCGAATAGTCCTGTTTATCTGCGTGTTGCTGCAAACGGCGCTAACACTCAGCTTGGAGCGTTTACAAGCGTTTCTGATGGTGGAAACACTGTTTTGATTCCTGCGACTCAAGCAATCTGGCGCGAGTCCAACCAAGTTATTGGCGGTATCGCTGTAATCGAATTAAATATCCCATA